GCCTTTTATGCTGGACAGGGCCTATCCCAACTCGTTATAGCTCGGATTCAGTGAGTTCGTCGTCAGAGAGAAACACTCTATCTCTCTCTGCGCTTCGCTGTAACCGTGCTGCCTTTCTCTCGGAGCGGAGAGGAAGGTGGGAGAATTCATCAGGTTCCCCTTTGTCGGGTCGAGGCACCTCTTTTGGTGTCTTGGGCCAACTGGGTCTCTGATTGTATTCTTCGGACGAACATTGTTCTGTGAATGTGAAGCGGCCGGCTTCATCACGACAAGGTTGTGCATTTCGGGGTCCGATTTGCACCTTCTCCAACCCAGCTTGCAGTTCATCCACACTGCTTGCGGTTTGTAGAAGCGTCCGGCAACGCTGCGCTGACTCCCAGTCAGGAGCGTTGTCCCGGAACGAGTAGGAAGGTCCACCAGGGTGGTTATCTGCCCTATCGGGAGGTGGAACTACGACGGCGTCTTTGGCGTCTAGTAATTTCGCTCTCGCGAGGGCAGTGACTATCGATCCGATAGAGGCAGCCATGGCCGGCGTGTGTCGTTCCTTTGTGCTTCGCACAAAGAGACGCGCACGTTGTTCCGGCGGCAACCTCTGTCGGTCGTTTTTGAGGACTTCATCAAAGACTTGGTGTCGCTCGACCAGCTTAGTCACGTCAAGTGGCAACAGCTGATTTTGCGATAGATGTATGAGTGCTTCCGCCTCGCGGATAGCCTTGGAGGGATCCATTGGCTGGACGGATTCCCACCGTTCGCATAATTTACTCACCTTGTTCTTTATTTTTGAGACTATTGACGAAAACTTGATTGGTGGCCCTTTTCGAGCCTTATCTTCTAGGAGCGAGAAGTACGATGTGATCCTAGCGACCGCATCGTCCTCTAGCTCTTTACGGGTACGACTCGCCTCATACTCATCGGCCAGCCTTGATGCATCGATTTCTTCGGAAACGGATTTGACGATGCTTGAGGCTGACCCTTTGAGTGAGGCACCTGAAAAGATCCTTGAGAAAGATTGCAGCAATTCTGGACGGTTCTGAGTGATTAGGACCGCTGCTGCCTTCCGGAACGAGGGGGGGGCGTCTGGCTTGCCAGGCAGACCCCAGCCACCAAGATAGCGAGGCCAGTGGAGGGGTAGGCCACTCTGTTCCCACATTCGAAAAGCATCGGGATGTAATGATCTTGCTGCAGGCAGAAGTAATTTTGCTTGTGCAGGTGAACATTCTCGGAGCTCCTCGGTGAGGGTTTGTGCTAGAGTGGCCCAAGACGGCATCGTATCATCTCCCGGCATGGCGTGTCGACGCGCTTGCGCAATAGCGCTAAGGGTCGGCCGCTTCATGCGGGAGATGACGCGGTGAGTGAGAATATCTGGGTTACCTGGAATTGACGTCGGTTTACCGAATAAGGCCGCGCTGCCTTGTGGGATTGCCGGAAGCTTCTCGATCTTCAGCTTTTTGCTAAGTACGAATAGTTTCTCGACAAAGATAGTAGCGGAGGTTGACCGAAAGGTCTTCTTCTTGTTTACTTTCAACCCCGCCTTTTCTAGATTTTCAAAGTATTTCTCGCTCATCGGGCGTGTCCAAGCCGCGGACATGTCGTCTCCACAGGTCTCAAAGCATGCTGCTCCCGTAAGCGTGGAAGCATGACGAGCCGCCCAATCATTCACTATGGTTAGAATCGGCCATGCGAGGGGCAAGCCCATGAGGGCTCCTCGTGTCGATTTTATCCCCAAAAGAGACTTTAGACTATCAGGGAGGTCAGGCGTAGAGGGATCGAGCATCATTGGTCCAACTAACTTCTGTCCGACCCACTGGTAAGAACATGGAAATTCTTCCCCGATGACTGCCCAAATTCCAGCCCAGACGGCTTGGTTCACACTGTGATGCAAGAAGTCAGAAGCCGCGGAAAGGTCAGTTGATAGAAACTCAAAGTCTTTGTGAGTGGAGTAAGCTTGCACCCCTTGGGCAATGCAAGTAGGCACGTCTACTTCTCCTCGGAGAGAGTAGCTTGCAGTCTCGGACTTGGCTAAGAGGCGGAGCAATGCACGATTGATTCTTTGGCCTGCCACCACCAGGCAGGCTTCAGAGATCGTGGCAAGTCTTTTCTTTTGGCCTCGTTCCCGGATCACGAGGGGGCGCATCATCGGGATTTCATCTCTCCGGAGATAATTCTCGATATCGTCTTCTGCGATGGCCTGGGTGACGCGGTCAAGAGCCATAACTTGCAATCCTACCGGCAGATCTTCAGATACTGCCTTGATATTACTCCCTGCTGCGGGAACCTTTTGGCTTAGCAGCTCATTGGTTTTTCGTGACGGACGTAGAAAATCTTCGAGTGTCATTTTTGACAATGATACCGAGGTCATCTGTGACGCCGAGACTCTCTCGGCGGCGTCAGGTTCCGTTCGATCTACGAAAGGGAAAGTACCTTCAGGGGTGAGAGGGCTAGAACGGATCTTTTCGTCTAGTGCTCTCTTCCGGTAGAATTCATATGTACCGCCTTTAGCCTTACTCAGTTCTAGGCATGATGAG